TGCAAGTAACGAATTCTAGTAACCGTTCCGGTTGTCTAGGTTCGGTATGAACTTCCGAAACCCCATAAGGGGAATTTTTTATTAAATTTATAAAGATTTTTGCGGCCGATAAAGCTGCGGCTCATGGACGACCCATGGCCAACAATTTGACTTTATGGATTCCTTACGCAAAAATGAAAAATAGTAGGATAAATACAACACAGGTGGGTGGTATAGACACCCAGCTGACACACGTTAGTTTAAGTCGAAAGACCCCGTTAAAGAGCGCTAACGTTTTAATCCACGTTGGGGGAGAGTGGATAGTGGCACACTATTGTTATTACGATAACAAAAAATGTTGTACTTACAAATTAGTTTTTGAAGAAGTAGTGTCATCTTATTTTAATTGTTTCAAAGTAAACAGTTTGCAAGGCCTAAGAGGCTCCTGGTGGAATGGTTATCTACCCTTGATGTTTAACTGTGTACCACACTTAATGTTAAACTCATGTAATAAAACAGCACAACAACATATTCACGCCCCAGCGCATAAAGCGTCTAGTGAGTTGTTGTTAACAAAACTTTCTACACAATTATTAATTGTGTTGTATGAAGAAATATTAATAGAGGATTGTGCAAAACATCACCTTGCTGTTGGGGTTGATGAGGTTTTTATAACCAAACCGTCTTTTAAAATTTCTCAATTGAATGGTACTCACGGGGAGCATACATGTGATGACGACATGGACCCCGCTATTAGTGAAAATCTTGATGTTTTGGCAAGGGCTCGCAGGCAGGCGAGAAATTTACTGAAACAAAGGAGAACTGATAATAGGAATAAAGAAGGAAAAGGGGAAAGGTGCAACGCTGAAGTACAATTTGGTAAACGGCAGGAAAGGCGAACTGGTGGAACAGTGTTGTCTGAATGCGGGGACCAGCAGTTAGTACTAGCACAAGAACAGCCTATGCAAGTTGAGACGTTAACTTGTTATGTTGTACCTACCCAGGGGTTGTATGAAATACAAGGTCAAGCTTATGATGTCATTCCGTCTGGATATGCATTGTTTCAAGGCTTTACCGAAGAGCACAAAAATTCAGTCTTAGGACATAGAATTAAAGTGCAAAGTTGTGGGGTTGGTTGGTTTATTTTATCGAGTGATGATTCTAAAAACAAAATCAATTATGTTACAGCATCAGCTAGTATGGAATACAATTGTGAGGGTTTCACTTACAGTGACGTTAACAAGCGCCTAATAGCACAGGAACCCGTGTCTTTTATGGTTTATAAACCATTATTGGCCACTTTATTTAAACAAATAAAAGCTTCAAAGTTGGACAAGTTTGTTATAGATTCAGCAATTTTAGTTGCTAGTAATCAAGCTTACTTGGTTAATGGGCTACCAGACCATCCAATTATATTGTCCACGTTAAACGCGTACAAGCATTGGGTGTTTAGACGGTCTATTGTCAATAATGACACCAACACAAGACGGTTTATATCGTTGAACTTCGATGAATTAGGTCACCATGAGACACAACAACCACTGCACCAGTCAGCTTGGTTGAATCCAAATCATATGATGTTGCAAAACAAATATTGTGCCTGGACCGAAGAGTCTATTACCACAAGTGATTTAGATTTGATGTCCTGGGAACCACGAACGGATTTCACGATTTTACAAAACAAAGGAGTCGATGTGGCGGACGGTAGGTTTCGCTTTGGAGAGGATTTAAAATTTCCAAAACGTTTTAAAATAACCAAATTCTTCTCATTCGAAGGTTTAGGTTTACAACCGTTTAACAAACACACTCGCAACAATGAAAATTTAGCCCATGGCTGCAAGCGTTTAATCGGATGCCGTGGAGACACTGTCAAAGAGAATCAATTAAGGATGAATTCTATTCGTATGGCCAAGATGTTTGCCAACAGTAGTGACCCTTTACATATTGAGCTTTTTGACATGTGTGTTGGAAAACGACGTGAGAATGTTGACTTTGAATTATGCTCCCCATTGTTACCTGGGTTTGAGCAGTTCATTGTGGAATCATTTTCTTATATAAATTATGTTGTGAGCCCTGGCTTTGTGACTAATGTAATGGATCGTACCAAAACATGGTTACATAAAGCCAAATACGAGGCTTTGGCAGCATGGTATCAGCACAACCCATTTTATGGCCGTAAATTATGGGCAAAAATACCAAATGCTAAAGCCAAACAAAGAGAATTGTTTGTGGATGGTCGTCATTACCACCATGAGGAATACTCTAACCTTAAGAGCATGGTTGTTTGCATTAAGGACGAGATAGGAAAGAATGGCAAACCGTGTCGCTTATTTGTTAATTTGGATTCCGAGAGTGCGTATGCACCATTGGTTCCAATGCATGTCAAATTAGCGTTACATGGGACTCACATGTTTCAGGTGGGTGATGTCATGATTGAAATATTTGTATATGCCCAACCAAACCCTAATGAGGATGAATTGGATTATGTGGCTAGCAAATGTTCTGATGCTCGTTTTTTGCAAAATTATGTTTTTGTACCCATTCATTCAGATGATTCATGTATGGTTGGGAACATACATGGTAGGCAAATAATGAGTAATAATGATGTTTCATCTAATGATGCTGGGCAAGATGCTGCAGTGTTTTTTGGGATGTCATTGTTACAATCTAATTTCAGTCCAGAGCTAGCTCGAGGACTTCTTAAATTAGCGTGTTTACCTATTGATATTGCCAGTCCCACTTCTGACAGTTTTTTGAGAATTCAATTCGATTCTCCATATGAACCATCAGGGCATAGCAATACATCTGTTTGGAATCATCTGGGCTCCATCTTATTATCTTTAAGCGCTGTGTTTTACATGGTGCATACGGATATGCCTTACGCAGAATGCGTAAAGTGTGGAGCTGAACAAGTTGGACATGTTGTTACTTGTGATGAGGTGGATTGTATAGAGAAAATTCAATTTTTAAAATTTTCTCCTGTATACAATGGCACCAGATATGTCATGAGCGCCAATCTAGGTCGCATTTTTAGGAAACTAGGAAGCGTAGATGGTGATATGACGCATGATCAACTGGGAATGGACGTTATCGAATTTAGGTCTTTAACTTCAGAAGAGCGTATGAATCGTTTTTGGGCTGGAGTGGTGTTAGGACTTAAAAACGAGCCCCCAAATCGCATACTTAATGCGTTGCGTGAACGTTTTTCATCCAGTAATTTTAAGATTACTGAGTCTATGCTGTCATTTTTACATAATGAACAGAAAGATTCCTATTATTCACATTTTAGGACGGAAAAACACGGTGATTGCACAGATAGTGTGATGAGGAGGTATGGGCTCAACTGTGAGGACGTCGATGAGTTAGTCGATGTTATTTTAGATTTACATGTTGGGCAACGTTGGAAATTGAGAGCGGTAGCGCAATTTTATAAAACAGATTATGGAGTCAGTGGCATTTTAGACGAAGATAAGGATGTTGCTGTGGGTACGGAGTTATTGGCTCCACTCCAAACCAATAATGGACAAGGTCTCCACTTACACATCAGACGTGATGTATCTTTGCCTGTTGTGGAGCAGGCTGTTGCTGAAACTGGGTCATTGTTTCGGCGACGAGGGCTAATGCCCTTTTGGTAAGTGTTCCACCACTTACCAGCTCCTTTTGGTGGTTTTGGACAAAAATCACCCCTTCGTTTTTGGCAATTTTACAAAATTGCTTGGCAGTTTCTTGGAGAC